GATGGCCGATAATGCGATGCACAAAGCCCACTTTTGTTTTGCGGCAGAAGCATGGTAGAGCATACCGTGCATTTTTTACGTTTTGCCTGCCTGTTTTTTGACCTGCAAGCGCCGCAGATTGCCCCCTTGACTGTCCGGTCCATTTCTTCGCCGCACGTCTCGCAGTCCTTAATCAGGTGAGCGATGCTAGCCCGATGCGCGGCAATCTTGTGAAACTGGCATAGTCCAGAGGTGTTTTTCCGTGACAATGTATCGCGGCATGTATCGACGGAACATTTACGCTTTTCGCTCATGGGCGCTCACCATAATGAAACCCCTGATCGTCTTCCCATCCTTCGCGAACGAGGTTTGCCATATCCCATGGGAACCATACGATGACGGCGAACAGATATGACGCGATCTGCGCCAGTGCGATTGTTGTGCTCATTTCGTCTCTTCCATTTCTTTAAGCTGGTATGCACGGAGAGGCGGGACGTTTTCGCCCCATGTCGAGATAGATGGTGCCTTGATGCCGAGAGCGCGAGCCAGTGCGGCTTTGCTCCCGTATTTAGCGACGGCCTCGCTTGTTTTCATCGTCATTCCTTTTCTGCAAAAGATAGCTTGACCTAATGGCGGGCAAACCTTATGTCAAGGGTATTGAAACGGAGACGACACGATGAACGAAACGATCCTATCCCGCCTAAGCACTTTAGATGATCGCGACATGTTGATGTTGATCGACTATCTCGCAGACCAGCTTTCCGATGATCCGCACGAGGTTTTTCCATCACTGGAGCGCCCGTTCGAGCAAGTCGAGGACGAACGCAGCTACACCAATACCTATCCCAGTGGCTATCCAGTCAGCACTCCTGCGATGTGGGCGGCGTGGTCGGAATATCGTGATGCGCGTTTGGGGCGTTTGCTTGGGGAGTTGGTGGCATGAGCGCAATCAACCTCCCATCGATATGCACAGTCAACAGTTTCACCTCGGCAGAATTGCGTTACAGCACGGCGGAAGGCATAAGCCCGTGGAGCGCAGCCATACATGGGGACGGAGTCGGCGTGCATGGTTGCACGTTCGGATATGGCGACACGCCTCAGGAAGCATTAACCGCATGCATTGCATCGGCCCTTTCCCATCGCGAGGCTAAAGGAATGCGCTTCGCAACTGATGAAGTGGAGTTCGCAGCATGAACCCCACAGGCTGGCAAACCCGCTACGATCCAGATTGGCCTAGCGCTGATAAGTGGATCGCCAGCAACCTCGATACGGGCGAGGTCGTGTTCGGCCAAACCCGCGCCGAAGTCGAAGCTGGATACGAAGGCCAACGCGCGCCGAATGCGCGTTGGATCGCGCGAACAGGGAGTAGATAAGATGGAACCGGAATGGACGCCTACTTTCAGGATTGACCGCGTTATTGCCGAAGCCCGCCGGGAAATGGGTGAGGCGCGTTGGCAGGAACTTATGAAGGAGTGGGCCGATGCGTAACGCTATTGCAATCATCCGCGCCCACCCGCGCAAGTTCGTGCTTGAGTTTGCAGTAACCGGCGCATTCGTCGCCTTCATGGCCTTTATGGTGGGAGTTGCGGCACATGGATAAGCGCCCCCTAACCGTCGCCACGCTAGGCAAGCCCTACGTCAGGCCGCACATGCCAGGGCACATGCGCATGACCAGCCCCATTCCTTTTGTACGCCCGAAGGTGAAGCCATGACACTCGAACAATGGGCACGTGCCAAACAGCAAGCCGAGGAGCTGGCATATATTGACCGCGATCCGAAGGGGTACTTCGAGGCAGTGGACTTGTTGCATAAGTTGGAGAAACTCCTTGCCTGACTACATCCTCGAATATCTCCGCCGCCATACGCCAGTTCACCTGCACAACCTTCTGGACGATCCAGAGACGACATTCGAAGCGTTGCAGATTGATGCGCTTTGCCCGGTGGAACTGGCGATGCTGATCGAAGATGAAACCGACGAAGTTATCTCCGACGCCACATATGAGGCATGGACGTGCCTTGCTGATTTAGTGCTTGCGTCTGCATCATGTAACGCATAGCTAGGTTACACCACCTCGATTGCGGTTAAGGCTTTGCGCAGTGCAAGGTCAGGCTTAATTGGAGAGTATCCCCCATAGCGACCGCCCTGCAATGGTTCGGACGCTTTGGCCGGTAGCGTTGAGGGAAACCGGCCCTTTTTTGGAGATTGATATGATCGAAGAGTACCGCCGCTTTATCGCAGGCCGTGCAGTAGACGGGCAAAAGCACGGCTTTACGCCAAAGCCGATGAACGGCATGGCGAAGGTCCACCAGATTGCAGCGCTGAACTTTGCGCTCAATCGTGGCAAGAGCGCCGCGTTTCTTGATACTGGACTTGGCAAGTCGTTCATTGAACTTGAGTTCGCCCGCCAATGTGCAGAGGAAACCGGTAAGCCATCTTTGATCCTGACGCCTCTCGCCGTTGCTGGTCAGATGGTCCGCGAGGGCCGCAAGTTTGGAATCGATGCGCGCCAGATACGCGAACAATCTGAAGTCGGTGCAGGCGTCATGGTGGCGAACTATGAACGACTGCCGAAGCTGGACGCTTCGTGTTTTGGCGCTGTTGTGCTGGACGAGAGTTCAATTTTGAAAAGCTATGCTGGACAAACACGCGCGCGGATTCAGGATGCGTTTAAGGATACGCCTTACAAACTGGCTGCAACTGCCACGCCATCCCCGAATGACCATACCGAGCTTGGCAATCATGCGGAGTTTCTTGGCGTCATGCGCCAGCAAGAAATGCTCTCGAAGTGGTTTATCAATGACACCAGCACAGCCAGCCAGGATTGGCGCTTGAAGGGCCATGCGCAATCCGACTTCTGGCAATGGGTGGCAAGCTGGTCGCGTTGCGCCACGTTGCCTAGCGACCTTGGCGGGGATGATACGGGCTATATCCTGCCAGAGATTGACCGACGTATGCACGAGGTCGCTGCGGATCGTAGCGGCGATACAGATGGATTGCTTTTCCGTATCCCTGAAATGTCGGCCACCAGCTTTCACGCTGAAAAACGACTGACATTGCGCCAAAGATGTGAGCGCGCGGCAGAACTGGCAACGCATGATAAGCCTGTGACGGTATGGTGCGAGACGAACGAAGAAAGCACATTGCTGGCGAAGATTATTTCCGGAGCGCGCGAAGTGCGCGGTGATATGGACCCGGACGCGAAAGAGGCTGCATTGCTAGGCTTTGCCGATGGCGACTTTCGCGTGATCGTTTGTAAGCCTAAGATCGCTGGGTTCGGCGTCAACTGGCAACATTGCGCGCATGCTGTTTTTGCGTCGATCAGCTTTAGCTACGAACAACACTATCAAGCAGTCCGCCGGTCGCATCGTTTTGGGCAGACCGAGCGCGTTCGCAATGACATCGTAATCAGCGATACGGAACGAAGCATATGGGACGTTATTAACGTCAAGGGTGCCAAGCATGATGAGATGAAAACCCGCATGGCAGACGCTATGCGCAAGGCGCAATCATCAACACAAACCCGCGTAAAATACGAAAGGCCGCTAGACCTAGCGTTTCCGGCATGGCTCAAAAGTGAAGGATTGTAAGATGAAGCAACCAGAATATAGCGGCGAAAGCTGGGCGCTGCACAACTCCGATTGCATCGAAGGTATGTATGCCATTCCTGAAAACAGCGTGGATTGCGCAGTTTTCAGCCCACCGTTTGGGGATCTGTTTGTATACTCAGACAGCGAACGCGACCTCGGGAATGCTGGCACTGGCGAGAAGTTCCTTAACCAGTACAAGTTTTTCGCCGAAGCATTGACCCGCGTCATTAAGCTGGGACGGATTGTTTGCGTCCACTGCACGGACTTGCCAATGCGCAAGGGCCGCGATGGCGCAATCGGATTGCAGGATTTTTCGGGAGATTTGATTAAGGCGCATACCGATGCCGGTTTGATCTATCATGGGCGTGCGACAATCTGGAAAGACCCTGTAGTCGAAATGCAGCGCACCAAGGCTTTGGGGTTGCTTTACAAGCAGATCCGTAAAGACAGCGCCATGAACCGCGTTGGCATGCCTGACTATATGCTGTTTTTCCGCAAGGATGGCGATAATCCTGATCGTATCGAGCATTGCGCTCCTGGTGATACGAAAGAGGCCGTCAAGATCGCCAGCAAATGGCTTGAACACATGCGCCGCCAAGGGCTTTGCAGTGCAGTTCCGGATGATGCGCTTTTGCAGGAATTGATCGCCCATGCCGAGTTTGACGTTTACGAATGGCAGAAACTGGCCAGCCCGGTATGGATGAATATCCAGCAAGGCAATGTCCTGAATAACTACCGCAAGGCCAAGGGTGTTGACGACGAACGCCATGTTTGCCCATTGCAGCTTGATACGATCGAGAATTGCTTGCGGCTCTATAGCAAGCCTGGCGATGTGGTTATGGACCCGTTCAACGGCATTGGTTCAACCGGCTATGTCGCTCTCAAGATGTTGCGCAAATACATCGGGTTTGAACTGAAGCCGGAATATGCCGCGATTGCAGATCGTAATCTGAAAGAGGCTCAATCCACCATCGGCAATCTTTTCGATGCAGATTGACCCCCACCCCGTAACGCTATAAGGTGCCACTAATGAAGCACGAAAAGCATATGGACAAGACCGACAAGGCCGAATTGACCATAGCGCGCCGGATGATTGACGAAGGGCGGGCCATCCGCAAACGGATCATTCAGCGCGTTAGGACCAGGGCTTACAGAGCAAAGGATAGGACATGATGGAAAGTAATGAGCGCAAGGGGCACACGCCGGGGCCTTGGTCTTGGTTCGGCAATGCCCGTACTCGTGAAATATATCTTGCCACCACACATAGCGGTCGCCGGTATGTCATGGGCTTCAAGCGATGGGGGATGCGCGGCGCACAGCCGATGTTCCAACCCGCTGAACGTGGCCTTGTGCCAGCGGAAAGCTTGTTGAAATTTGAGGTGGGTGATAGGTCGGCTGTCGGGCTTGATGCCGCGAAAAATGACGAAAGCGTTTACCGCTTTGATATTAGCGGAATTGATTGCGCCGACGCCCGCCTGATAGCATCCGCACCCGAACTGCTTGAATGCGCCCGCCGATTGGCAGCGCTGGAAGGTGACTGCGGAGGGAGGACATTCCCGACCAAAGAAGATTGCGCTTTCGCCCGCGCATCCATCACCAAGGCGGAGAGTTGAGCCATGGGGGAGGATACATATCAGTCCATCGTGGACAAGAACGCGATCAAAGACATGATCGAGGAGGCAATCGCTGAAAGCCTCGGTCCCGACTGGACGCCATCCGATGCGGCTTACTGCGTCATGCAGTGGCTCGAAGATGAAGGGCTTATGATCGTCCAGAAGCCTCTGCGCGGCACCGAATGCCCCAATGCTCCCAATGGCCGATGCCAAGTAGATACGTCGATGGAGACCGGGCCGAGCAATTGCTTTCACTGCGAAAGGCCGATGTGATGCGTGGAATTTTGCACACCAGCATCGTGATTGACGATGAACTTGGTGAAACCGAGTATGACGTTCGCGTCGTTTACCAATACGATAAGGGCTATCGTGGCGACTATTATCAGCCGCCCGAGTCTGACAGCGTCGAGATCATCACGATCACGCCTGCCGATGCGGCGCTTACCATTCCCGAGCACTTTTACGAGGATGATGGTCTAATTTCTGAATGTTTTGCAGACGCCGCGAGCGAAGCTGCTGAATCTGCCGAATGGCGCGCACAGAGCCGCCGCGACGCTCTCATGGGAGGGTTTTAAGCCATGACCGACGAACACCACGCCGAGCAGGTCGCACTGCGGGTATGGCTAGAGGCCCTTGCAGCCGCATCGAAAGATGCCATCGCGTTCAAACCAAAGCAGGATTACGCCGCAGCTCTCACCATCCAACGCGCCTTTGCAGCACGCGAGGATGAACTGGTGGGGGCTTTAGGCAAACTAGCGAAATACGTAGATTACTTACCTCACCCACACTGCGTGGATGCAGAACAAGTTATCCGCCAAGCCCTCAAATCACGCGAGGCCAGTCATGGATAAGACGGCGGACGAAGACGACTGGGGCTGCGAGTATTGCCGCAACGATGGCCGTCTGGACGAAAACGGATGCTGCCCCAAATGCGCATCTGCCATCCTCGACGCTGTGCAAGCTGAGCGTGCGGCAATCGTGGCTTGGCTGGGTTCGCCCGTAGGTAACTGGCCGCGTGCCACATCACACGCTGTGATACTGGCCAACACCATCGAGCGCGGCGAACACCTCCCACAGGACACACCCAAATGAGCAACCTGACAGACAGAGAGCGTGCGATGCTTGAGGCGTTGGAAGCTCTCATATCGGAGCTTGAACACAAGGGCAGTGATGGATGGATGACTGGCAACGTGCATGGTGATGATTACGACCGCGCCCTTGCCGCCATAGCCCTCGCTACGGGAGACAAGCCATGACGCCAGAGCAGATCGCGAAAGGGCTGACGGATGCGCAGAAGTCATTCGTTTTGGAAATGCCCGGAATGTGCTGGGACACCTACAAGCCATTCTTGAAATGCCAAGAACTTGGATTGGTTACGCTAATCGCAGGAAAATCTAGCAACTACCTGAATTGGCTTCCCCTCGGCCAACAAGTCCGCGCCATACTGGAGCAACAGCCATGAGCGACACAGGCATGAAGGTGTGGCGGGATGCGCTCAAGGCGTGGAATAAACCCCTCCCGCCATCAGATGAAGCAGCCGCCGCAGTCATCACCGCTGCGATGGCGCAGGACAAGGCGGAGCACGCCGAAGCTGTGACCAACTACCGCGCTGCATTGGCAGACTGCGAACGCTTGCGCATGGCGGCAGAGGCAGAGTTGCAGGCGTTGAAAGCCCGCGCAGCCGACGCACTTGAACCGAGCGGGGATGTGGTGGAGCGGGCGGCGCGGGCGATTGACCCAAAAATATGGGCAATCGATGCGCCTACTCCAACGCGCGATGATACATTTCAATTTCATGTCCGCCGCCAGAAATCGGTAGAACTCGCCAAAGCCGCCATCGCAGCCCTGCAAGCCGAACTAGCAGCAGCCCACCAAGCGAACGACACGGCCCTTGCAATGGCAATGCAGGCAGGTGCTGATGCAGAGCGGGGGAGGATCGTGGATTGGTTGCGGGGGCAATCTGACAAACGGCACGACAAGGGATATGGTCGAGAGGCAGAGGCATTGTCCGACGCTAGTGATGCCATCGAAGCCCGCGATTGGAGCAAGCCATGACCGCACCCCGCTACAAGCTAGGCGATTTCGTCCAGAAGAAGCGCGGATCATCCTGGCGCGGCGTTGTGGTGGGCGATTATTCCACCGACCAGACGCTAGAAGGCTATTCCGTCGTGAGCCTGCATGAGCCGGGTTCTGTGCAAGTCTGGCCATTGGCAGCGCTGGAAGATTGGGATGGCGTGACGGATGCCGACAAGGCTTGGAACGAGGCGATTGAGGCTGCTGTGAGGATTGCTGAGGAATGGTTCCCGGAGAACACCGCATCGACATATCCCGCAGGTGGAGTTGTCCCAGCCATCCGCGCACTGAAGAAGCCTTAACCCCACCTTTCGCATCGGTGGGCGGCATGGCTTCGGTTGTGCCGCCCACATGTTCGATCAAACACCCCACCCGCAGTTTTCCGCGCATCTGCCCGCGTAAGGGGCGCTGGATCAAATGGCGGTCAAATAAGGGCGACCCGTTAGAGCCGCCCTTTGTTGTCAGCCGTGCATTCCAACCAGAGACTTGCCCAGAAACATACCTTGATCTTGATATGTGTCGCTGCCCGGATGCAGTGCGTCAGCCTGCCACCCATTCGACGATACCAGTGCGTTTGTATTGCCGTAGCGATTACGCCAGTTGATCAAGGGCAAACTATTGCTATCGGCCAGCGCATACAATGCCGTAACATAGGTGTTCTGGATCGCGTCAGTAACCCCTGCGTTCATCAACGGCATTTCCAGCATATGGGAGGCGCTGGTCACAATGGACAGGTGTGATGCGTAGTTAGTCTGCCAACCCGCCGCATTGTTTGAGCCAAAATCGTTGACCCCGTGTGCTGTTGAGCAAATATCAGGAGCCGTCGCGGCAATCATGCGAGACATTGAATTGCTACTGCTTGGGGCAGCGCTGGTAAGAAAACCTGTTCCCGGGAAGCCATAATTTAGAATGCGCAGATCGGGGCTTGCCGATAGGTGACAATCAATGGAGCAGAATCGCCCGGTCGTCATGAAAACCTTTACTGCCTTTGCGCCAGCGGCTCCTGCCGTTGTCGTGACAGTTGCGGTCTTGAATGTTGCACTGCCTGTCAAAGTCACATCGACAGCCGTCTCGCTATCGACCTGCAAGCGCAGCGTCCCTGCTGATACGTCATAATACGTGACCACAGCGGTGTCCCATGAACCGGCAGGAGTAAAAATGACGGGCGCGGTCAGGTTGCCTGGAGCCGTGCCCATGTAAGCAGACCCTGCGCCACCCCACCCAGTGGCTGCACTGATGCGCGCATCTAGCGTTGAAGCCGCACCATTTGCGGTTACAATAGAACCCCATGTAACGCCATCATAGCGGACGTTGAGGCCCTGCGCCTTGAGATACTGGTAGAGCCGATAAGGGCGGGAAACGAGCGTATTACTTGCTAGCGATGTGCCGCCCACTGTGCCGAATGTAGTGCTATCGCCAAAGAATACGAACTTTGTAGCAGCCCGCCCCGATAGGGCCTGTGCAATCTTCTTGCGGATGCCGTGCGTCCGGTCTGGCGTCCAGTTGTAGGGCGCAGGATCGTAACGCTGGTACAACTCGGTGAAGTTGTCGTTCAGCTTGGTACGGACAACAAGGCCCGTTTCCGCGTCATTGATCGTCTGCTTGGCCATTATGCGTCCTTCCAAAGTTGAGTGTCATCCCAAGGCGCTGCGTCATTCCATGCCCCGGTTGCGAGTATCCAGGCGACCACCGACGAAGCAGCAGCCCGCATTGCCGAGAGGCCAAGCCCCAGCGAGAGAGAAAGACCGGCCATTACTTGTGCTCCTCGTTCGGATCGATGGCCGCTTGCCGCTCAACCCACGTAATCAGTTCATCCAGTTGCAACGCGTTGGCGCTGCACTCTAGTTCGAGAGAAAGTCGGTCCGCACCGGGCGCTGCATCAGTACCGAAGGCGGGCGCGGGAAGGCCGGGCACTGGCTGGCCACCGGCTGCACTTTCAGCACGGGTTCCGGCTTTGTCGCGCAGCCTGTCGTAATGAGCACGCAGATCAGCAAGGCGGCGGTTATACGATGCTTCGGCATTGGTGGTTTCCCTTTCCTGTTCGGCCTTCACGCGCGCCAGGCGGAACACTTCGCGGCGCTGCGCATCGGCCATGGCCTTACGGATGCTGTCTTTCGTGGCGCGGTGATTGTCGGCTTCGGCCTTGCGCAGCGCGGTCATGCTGGCGAGATCCGCGACAAGCCCGCCGCCGATGATGGGCAGGCCGTGGATTTGCACCCATAGCGCCGCTACAAGCCCGCACAGGGCCAATGCGAGTGCACGCCAGAGGTTGCCGGTGATGGCGGCGATCATTTCCGCAACCCCGCTTCAGCAGCTTTGCGGCCAGCGACAGATCCTCCGAACTCATGCCCGATCACCGCCGCACCCCAGCCAAGGACAGCGCCAAGGCCGAGCATCAGGGCGTCACGGTTGCCAGTGGGAACTTCGACGAAGAACAGCGCGCCAAGGCCTGCCAGCCCGCCGACGACAGCCAGCAGCCCGACGATGGCGCGGAACATTTCGCGCGGCTTGTGGGTCAGGTCCACAAGGTCGAGTGGCTCGGTCATGCCATCGCCTCCGCAAGCTTCTCATGGTAGTCAAAACGCTCATATGCAGGGCCATTGTACCCCTTGGCAAACGGGCGGCAGTCTTCCGGGTTATCCGAAAGCGCCTGCAACTCCTCACGAAGACCGAACGCCTCAATGTAACGCACAAGCATTTCGTAATGGTCGGCCTCGCTCTGCACGGTCGTCCATGCCATGGCATAGGCCGACGGATAGCCTAGTTTGGCCCAGTGCCCGCCCATGACTTGGAACTTACCCCAGCTTGCCGAGGAGAACGCCGCGTCTGGATCATGCGCACAAGCGGCTTCCAGTTTGCGCCAGCTGCTTTCGCCGTAACCACCTGGCGATGGATTGCTGAATGGCGCAGGCGACCACTTGCCACCAGTCAGCCGGTGAAACCAATGGCGTTCAAAGAGGATCTTCGGCTTCCCGGTTTTATCGAACCCACCGCCTGCGCTCTCAACTTTGGCCACCGCGTTGAGTTGCTTGATCTTGCATCCAAGTCGCGCGGCATAGGCGGCGATGTCCTCTGGCGATACTGCCGGTGCCGCAAGGTTGGTGAAGTGCGCCAGAAGGGCGGCGCTCGACTTCGGCCCCCACTTTCCGTCCGGCGTGGTGCCAATGCGCGATTGCAGGCCGGAGATGTTCACACCGTTTTCCTTCCGAACCAGTCAAGGGCTTCCAGCTTGCCCGCAGCGGCCCGCACAGCATAGATGACGCCAAGCGTGGCAGTAGCGGCAAGACCAGCGCAAACGCCGTCTTCCATGCCTGTCAGGCGATGGATAGTCCCGTATCCGATCATACCGCCCATAAACGTCGTCCCCGCGCCTACGGTCAGTCTAACCCATCCGAGTGTTTTGGTGA